GATCACTACGCGCCAAAAAGTCAGCAATCGCAGTCTGCAAGTCCGAATACGTTGATAAAGCCATTAGATTAACCTACCGCCTGTCGCCTTGAAGCCCTTGTTCTCTTCAAGCCATTTCATCCACGCTTTTGGGTTGTCCTTGGGCTGACCAAATTTTTCCAAAAGGTGATAGTAAAGCACCGTAGGTATCTCACCAACTTTGTGCTTATGTTTCTGCGTATTCCCGATCATGGAGCCATAGCGATAATCATTGGCGCTTTCCTTGGCCAAATCTTTCACTGGATCGACATTTACGGATGTTGTTACGCGATGACCGTCTGCATCACTCTCAAAGTAAGTTTTCTTACCCGTAAGAGGATCAGAGTTAAGTAACTTTTTCATAGATGACCTCAAAGAAAAAGGGCGACCCGAAGGCCGCCCTTAAAGTTTGCGTATGGAGTTAAAAGTCTATGAACCTGATAGACCGATCACAGCTGCATGTGCTTTCGGCGCTTTCACGATCAACGTCCACTCAGAGACAATCGCGAACTTCGTCGCATCACCAGTAGATGCAACGTCAGATACGCTAAACATACGGCCAGGGAGGGAACCGATGCAGACGTAATCTGTGTCGATCAGATATACCTCTGAGTTATTTGCCTGACGATCAATGGTGACAGCTAGTTCACCAAAATCAGACAAATACAGTGAAACAGAACCCACAATCGCAATGTCGCGTGGCGCAGAATACTGCAACTGTGCTGTTGCAACTGAGCCTGATGACAAGTCAGAGAAGTTCTGCTTGTTGGTTGGTGACATCAACAACATGTTTGGCTGGCCACCGTCATTGTACGCAGCAAGCATCGCTGCATCAATTTGTGCTAGTGTAAGGTCACGTGCTGTACCTGTTAGGTCAGCCGCATCAGAACCATCACCAGTTGCGAACGCCATGTCAGATGGCTTGTCACCATTGGTGATCCAGTTGATTAGCTTCGCAGCCTTACGTGGGTCTGAACCTGAACGCGCTTCGTTCGCAAACAACGATTTTTCGATATCGCGTCGTTGCTCGATTCCTTTGAGTACCTTGACGTATGCGGTCTCCTTATCACGCCCCGCTTTGTCTACAACATCCAGTGTGTTTGACACTGACGCCGCTTGGACACTGATCTGGTGATAGTTGCCGTGGCGAGTTGTCGCAGTTGGGTTATGAAGTATAAGTTGCCATAATGGCCTCCTAAGATTAACGAGTTAAGAGGTATTCAACGGCAGCTTCCTTGCTGCCCTTTTTCCTCAGTTGTTCAAAAGCCTTACGCTTTCTGTCTGTAGCAGAGTCGGCTTTGCTCTTTGGTTGCCCGCTCTTAACCATCTTAGGTGCCGTCTTTACTTTCTTCTTTGCTATCGGTTTGCCCGACTGCAAATTGTCGTAAAGATAGGCTTTACGCATCAATTCCACGTAACGGCTGTCATCAGCATTCGCCAATTCAGCATCAGTCCAACCGCGCTCACGCGCATACGTCACCAATGCAGCTTTTTCACGAGATTCAACCTCTGGGTCTTTCCACTCAGGGATCAACTCAACCAATCGCGCTTGCTCTTTAATGAGGCGCTCTTGCTTCAAGCGAAGTTGCTCTTGCTGCACGGCTTGCATTTTGTCTTGATTGTCACGCTCAGTGTCACGTTGCCTAACGTATTCAAGCGGATCATTCTCATACAGGTTATCCCAGTAAGCCTGGTCTTTCGGCTGGTTCGCCGCCTGTAATTGTTGAGCCATTAAATTCAAAGCCTGTTCATACTGAGTACGAACTTGCTCAGTCTGGGCTTTCTCTGCGTCCAAGGTCTTGCGTTCCTCAGCAGCAGCCATAAGCCGTTTTTGAGCAGTTTGCTCAAGCTGATAGCTTTTTATGAGGTCGTCATAAGTGACATCACGTTCCTCACCATCAACTTTTACACGATGATATTCTACCTCTTCGTATTCATCATCGTCTTCCGCAGCTTCCACTTCATCCACTTCGGCTTGGTCATCGACGGCCTCGGCTTCATAAGTTTCCCCTTCGGGTGCCTCTGCATCAGCTTCGGCAATAGTCTCTTGATCTTCCTCGCTTGCCATCTCTGGGGCTTGGGCGTCCAAAAGTAAATTGACAGCATCATGCTGCGATAGGCTGGATTCCTGGGGAGTACCAGACATAATAAATCTCCAATGTTAGTTGAGTTATTTTCGCAATGCTTCCATTTGCTGAGAGGCCATTTTCCCCGTCATTACGACGCTTTCAAAGTGTCCCTCGAACGCTTCTAGCGCTTTCAGCAAGTGGAAGCATTGCTCACGAAATTCGGTGTCTGAGGGGTCACTTTTTGACCATCCATCGACATACGTGTTTCGTAATTCTTCAAACGCCTCTTGGATTAAAGGCTCACGCAAAATCGACGCAGCTTTCGCTCCGCGATCTTGTTCACTAATAAAATCTGTCATGCTCTTGGTAAGTTGTCCGAAACGTTACCGCCAAAGGCCAACTTTTGCTGACGTAGCTGCAACTCCGCTTGCAACTCTTGACGACGTAACTCAATTTCCATCTGCATTTTCTCGCGCTCAAGCGCCAGTTCAGCTTGCATTTTCTCACGCTTCAACTGCAACTCAGCTTGTGCTTTCTGCATGTCAACACCAACCTCTTGCTCTTGCGCCTGTGCTGCAACCGCCTGATCCAACTCTTCACCAGATGTGAAGAACTCGTTGGTGTCCTTAAACCCAGCCATTTCTGCAATGCGCTTCAACGTGTTCACATATTGTGACGGCTTCACAATCGGGTTGCCTGGCCCCAGCTGCTGCAAAATCTGTTCTTGCTTGCCAAGTATCTGCATCAACATGCAACAAGGTCATCACACCCTTCGCCAAGTCACGACATCCTGTCTCGGCAAACACACGTGCAATCATTTCTATTTTCAGCTGTGCGCCCTGTATGGTCGCATTAACCGCGCTGGCAGTGGTAGACTGCAAAGTAGACGGATCAAGCCCCATAGACGCCTTAGAGAAGCCTGTACGCTGATCTCTAATCTGGTCTACATATTCCAGCATAGAAAACGCAGTCCCGCCAATCTGAGGCACGGCCAACGGCTGCACCATCCCTGGCGCACGTGTTCGCACAATGCCACCAGGACGGCTAGACAACAGGTCTTCCATGTTCACCTGACCCTCAACAGCAGCAACGCGGCTGTTATTGGTCAAATACAGGTTATCCAGCATTTGACGCATGATGGTGGACTTAATCATCTGCAAATCCATGACCATCTCAGCAACAGAACGGCCAACCATTCTGTGCAAAACGCGCCTGACGTTCAGCCTCGTCATCCAAGTCATCATAACCCGCATAATTCAGCACGATGTTTTCGTCGTAACCTTGCTCAATCAGGTCGCCCGCCCGCATCGTAGTTCTATGCGCGATAAACCCGCAGTCCTGTAAAGACGTCGCACGACGACTAAAAATCAACTCTTCGGGGGGTATGTTATCAATCTTAACCTTGCCGCCGCGCTTCTTAACGTTGACTTCAACGTTATACATCACTTCCATGGGCAACTCTTGCCCATCAGCAGCAATCACTCCGACTTCCATCACGTCCTGTGATAAGACCTCAACATTGGGGTCTTCTACCAGCAAAGTGACTTCATCCTCAGTCAGATTCTCGTAAACTTCGTTTACAACTGTCTCAGTTTCATCCCAGTAAAACTTAACCGCACCCTGCTTAAACAAAAGCGCGTCCTTGAACCAGTTGTGCAGCACAGTAAAACCGCGATTGTCCTCGTTAATCGCAAAATTAACCAAGTCAGTCGCCTGTTCAGCAGCCTTAACATCCTCTGGCCCACGCGGCTCAAAACGCACAAAATCACGCGACGATGCAAACATTTTCATCAGCGACGGCATGATGTATTCAATCGTGTCGCTAACCTCAGTCGCAACTACCTGTGAACGGTTAGACACCTCGTTGCCAAACGGCTCACCAAGATAATAATTAAGTATCTCTGTGCGCTCAGAACTAAACTCAGTGTCATAGTAGTTCACAGCACTTTGAATTTCATGCTGCAATACGCTGCGAAAGCGCAGATCATCCATTTGTGCCATTACTTAGCCTTCGCTTTACTCTTACCACGGCTGCGAACAACCTTTAAATTGCTCCA